TTCACCGCTGCGGAGCTCGCGGCGTGAGGCTCTTCGATCGACGCTGGCGCGTGCAGGTCGGCTCGCTCGACACGTCGAGCCTCGCGTGTTCGTTCAAGATCAAGCGCAGCGTCTACGCACGCGCCGGGACGTGCGAGCTCGTCATCCGCAATCTCTCCGAGGAGCACCGACGCGAGATCACCACGTCGCCGCGGCGGCGCACCTACGTCGAGGTGCAGGCCGGGTACGTCGACGGCGTCTCGCTGTTGTTCCGCGGCGACCTCCGCAAGGTGATCCCTTCGCGCGACGGCACCGACTGGCTGGTGACCGTGACGGCGGGCGACGGCGAGCACGCGCTCCGCAGCGCTCGCGTCACGCAGTCGTTCGCGCGCGGGACGTCGATCGAGACCGTCGTGCGACACATCGCCGACGCGCTCGGCGTGGGCGTTGGGAACGCCGTCACCGCGCTCCGTGCCGCGCGCCTCGGTGATGCCAGTGAGTTCAGCGAGGGGACGATTCTTCGCGGGCTCGCGTCGTCAGAGCTCACGCGGCTCTGCGCGAGCGCGGGCCTCTCGTGGTCGGTGCAGGACGGCGCGCTCCAGGTGCTCCCGCTCGGCGGCGGGCTGGCGCGCGAGGCCGTGCTGCTCTCCGCGGGCTCGGGCCTCCTCGAAGCGCCCGAGGTGGTGAACCGCCGCACCGTGAACCTCAAAACGCTGCTGATCCCCGGGCTCACGCCGGGGCAGCTCGTGGTGCTCGACAGCGCGCTCGCGCGTGGCACGTGGCGTGTGTCGGAGATCGAGTTCTTGGGCGACACGCACGGCGCGGATTGGGGCGCGTCGATCACCGCACACCGGCCGCGCCCGCCGCTCGTGGCGCAGTGAGGGACCGATGCCCGGCGAGAGACCCACGAACCCCACGCAGCGTGACGTGATCGAAGCGATGATCGCGGCGCGCGAAGAAGACACGTTCGTCGCGATCCCCGCGCGCGTGCAGAGCTACGACGCGGCGACGCAGACAGCCGACCTCGTGCCCATGGTGAAGGCCCCCGCGGCGCAGCCCGACGGGAGCTACGTGCACGAGGAGCTTCCGGTGCTTCCGTGCGTGCCCGTGGTGTTCCCGCGCACCGGCGCGTGGGCGCTCACGTTCGCGCTGGAGCCCGGCGACAGCGTGCAGGTGCTCGTCAACACCCTCGACGCGGTGCCGTGGCGCATGAGCGACGGAAGCGCCCCGCGCGCACCCGCAGACCTCGGACGGCAGCACCTCGCCCACGCGGTGTGCGTGCCGGGCATCTTCCCGCGCTCGAAGGCTCTGACGCGGGCCGCTGCGGCGACGGGCTCCAGCGGCGCACTGCTCGGCAGCGACGCAGCCCTCGTCATCGGCAGCGACGCGGGCGCTGCGCGGGTGACGTTCCGGCCGAATGGCGCGCTGGAGATCGCACAGGGCGACACCGTGGTCGTGCAGGTCGACCCCGACGGCACCGTGCACCTGGGCGGCGCTGCGGGTCAGTTCGTGGCGCTCGCGAACCTCGTCGACGCGAACCTCACCGCGATCCGCAATGCCTTCGACGCATGGGTGCCCGTGCCAAACGATGGCGGCGCGGCGCTCAAGACCGCGATGGAGTCGTGGTCGAGGTCGTCGACCGCCGCGACGAAGGTCCGCGCTACGTGATCGGGCACCCGAGCACCGTCACCACTACGAGGCGCGACCACATGGCGCTCACGCGCACATTCACCCGCTGCCCACGCGGCGTGTCGTAGGGCGTGCGCCACACGATCGTCGGCGCGATCGAGGTGTTGGAGCCCACGCCGAACACCGACGCGCCTCCCTGTCGAAGCGTACCCGCGACGCTCGCCCCGCCGCCGAAATCGATCACGAGCCCTGTCCGCTCCTGCGTGGCGGTGCAGCGCACCGGCGTGAGGGCGCTGGTCTCGCCCGCCTCGGACATGGCGATCGAGAGCGCCGCCGCGGGGGCCTCCAGCGGGTCGGGCGCGTCGGTGGCGACGTCCGCAGCATCGGGGCGGTCGGCGGGCGCTGCATCGGCTCCTATGTCGACCGCGGGCACATCCGCGGGTGCGTCGGCGACGGCAACGTCTGCAGGCGCGTCGGGTGGGCTCGCGTCGGGCGCCGCGTCAACGGCGGCCTCGACGAGGGCCGCGTCTCGCGCGTCGGTGGCGTCGGCGGCGTCGGTGTCGGGCGCGGCGTCGGCCAGCGTCTGCGCGGGGTCACCGGCGCAGGCGGCGAGCGTGAGGCAGAGGGCGAGGTAGCGCATCGAGGTGATCCTACGGGCGCCCTGCGTGCGTTGTCACCCGGTTGACGTCCGCGCGACCGTGCCACCCCGCACTGGTCTCGCGCGCGCGAGGCGCAGCACCGTCGCCGCGTGCGGACCCTCGCTCTCGACCCGACGACCGGAGACCTCGCGCTCGCCCGCGGCCTCGTCGTCGCCGACGGCGCAGACGCGGTGCGCACGAAGCTCGTGTGCCGACTCGGACTGTGGCGCGGCGAGTACCTCCCCGACACCTCGGTGGGCGTGCCCTGGTCGCAGATCCTCGGCGGGCGGTCGGCGCTCTTCGCCACGACGACGCTGCGGGCCGCGGTGTCGACGTGCCCCGGCGTGGAGGGGCTGCTCGCGTTCACGTCGGCGCTCGACCCGCGCACGCGCGGCCTCTCGGTGAGCTTCGTCGCGAAGACCGCGAGCGGGCCCGTCGCGATCACCGACTTCCGTGTGGAGGGCTGAATGGCAGGGCTTACGAGCACCGGGTTTGTCGAGAAGAGCCTCGACACGATCCTCGACGAGGTGGCGACGGCGCAGCGGGCATCGCCCGCGCTCGGCGCGGACTTCGACACGTCAGCCGAGTCGCCCGCGGGGCAGATCAACGCCGCGATCGGCTCGCAGCTCGCGGTCGCGTGGGAGACCGTCGGAACCGTCTACCGCTCGCGCTCTCCGCGGGATGCGCAGTTCGCGGGCCTCGACGCGGTGTGCTCGCTCACGGGCACGGTGCGCAGGGCTGCCACGCGCGGCACCGTCACGCTCACGGTGAACCTCGCGGCGGGACGCACGCTCCCCGCGGGCTCCGTCGCGCACGTCGCAGGCGATCCCGCGAATCGATGGGTGACGCTCGCCGACGCGGTGAACGGCACGGGCTCGACCGCCAACGTCACCGTGAACGCGCGCGCCGAAGCCGCGGGCGTGTTCGTCGCGAACGCGGGCACCATCACGGTGATCGCGACGCCGGTCACGGGCTGGAACAGCGTGACGAACGTCGCCGACGCCGCGCCCGGCGCCGCTGCGGAGGTCGACAGCGTGTTGCGCGCGCGTCGGCTCTCCGAGCTCTTCGCGGGCGGAACGTCGCCCGTCGAGAGCGTGCGCGCAGCGCTCTCCCGCGTGACCGGCGTCTCGTCGGTCGCGGTGGCCGAGAACGACACCGACGAGACCGTCGACGGGATGCCTCCGCACTCGCTGCGGGCCGTCGTGCAGGGCGGCACCGACGCCGACGTGGCCCTCGCGCTGTGGCGCGCGAAGGCGGGCGGCATCCGCACCGTGGGCGACACCACCGTGACCGTCGTCGACACCATGGGGGCCAACCGCGAAGTGCGCTTCACGCGGCCCTCGACGGTGAACCTCTACGCCGAGATCACGGTCGTCTACGACGGCGCTTCGTATGCGGGCGACGCGAAGGCGAAGGGCGCGCTCGTCGATGCGACGGCGCCGCAGCTCGCGGGGCAGACGCTGCGCATGAGCACGCTGATCGGCGCGACGCTGAAGCTCGCGGGCGTCATCGACTGCACCCGCGTCCGCCTCGGGCGCACGTCGGGGTCGCTCGTCGCCGAGAACGCCCCTGCATCGTTCACCGAGGTGCTCAAGCTCGTGGGCTCGCGCATCACGATCGTGCGGGGGTACCTGTGACCGAGCCCGTCGCGATCACCGCCCACGTCGCGCACACGACCGTCGAGGCCGACGGGCTCGCGGCGATCATGGCAGCGCTGCGCGAGAAGCCCGCGCTCCGCGCGTTCGTGGAGCCGTGGCTCGCGCAGGTGCAGGAGCTGGAGTCCGCGGCGTGGGCCCTCTACGGGCTCGCGATCGACAACAGCGAGAACGCGGCGCTCGACCAGGTGGGCGAGATCCTCGCGCTCTCGCGGCCCTCGGGGATGGTGGACACGGTGTTCCGCCGCGTGCTGCGCGCGGCCGTGATCGCGCTGCGCTCGTCGGGCACCGGCGATGACCTGCTGCGCGCGTGCGCGGCGCTCGTGGGGAGCGATGCGTTCGAACTGCTGGAGCGCTTTCCTGCGGCCCTGCGCTTCGAGCCCGACGCGGCCATGGACGTGCCCGCGGAGATCGCGCTTGCGGTGCTGCGGCGCGTGAAGTCCGGCGGCGTGGGGCTCCAGGTCGTCGACGTGCCCGCGGGCAGCACCTTCGCCTTCGCAACGTCAATCGACGAGCCCGAGGCCGACACCGACCGTGGATGGAGCGACACCTCGCGCCTCGTGGGCGGGGTGCTCGTGGGAGTGATGCGATGAGCCGTCGACCGACACAGATCCCGCGGTGGGCATGGGGCGGAAGCGCCGTGCTCGTGCAGCCCGCAGCAGGCGACGCCGAGGTGGGATTCGCCACCGCCACGCGCCCCCCGGCGCAGTGGCTCAACTGGATGATGAACGCCACGGGGGCGTGGATCGACTGCCTCCGCGGGCCGAACGTGGAGACGTGGACGACGAGCACGTGGGCGACGTCGCCCTCGACCTACGACAGCGCCTCTCCGGTGCTGCTCGCGATCGACGCGACGACCGTCGACGACACCGGCGCGGCCTACCGCTACGTGATCGCGGGGTCGGAGACCTCGGGGCCCACGACGACGCTGCGCGTCTCGCAGCGCGGCACCGCGTGGACGCGCCGCACGAACATCTCCGGGTCACCCGTGGGGACGCCGACGGCGCTCGCGTACTTCGCAGCAGCCACGCGCTGGCTGCTCTCCGACGGCGACAACCTCTTCTACGCCACGCGCGACGCGGGCGGCGCGACGGGCCCTGTGGGCTCCGGCTCCGGCAACTGGTCGACGGCCATGTCGGGGCTCGCGAGCGCGTGCGTCGCCATCGCGACGAACGACTCCGAAGCCTTCGCGCTCACGGTCAACGGCGGCTGGTACTCGGCCGACGGCGCGACGTGGAGCTCGACGAGCGAGGGCACCGCACGCAGCGGCAACGGGCGCGACGTGGTGTGGACCGGCTCCGCGTGGGTCTACGTCACCGCCGACGGCGAGGTGTACTCGACGCCGAACGGATCGACGAGCGCGAGCTACAAGACCACCCTCGCGCCAGGGGCCGCCGCGTGGCGTCTCTGCGCGGGCGAGAACCACGAGGTGATCGCGTACCGCGTCGGAAGCTCCAGCACGCTCGCGATCTACCGCAGCACCGACGACGGCGCGACGTGGGCGGCCGTCACCGTCACGATGGGCTTCAAGCGGGTGCAGCGCATCCGCTACCACGAAGGCACGTGGCTCGCGGTCTCGACGGTCGCGCCCTTCGCGTGGGCGTCGTGGAACCTGAGTGATTGGACGCGCCTCACTGCGGGCACCGACGCGCTCTATGACGCCGCGTGGGACGGCGGCGCATGGTGCCTCGCGGGCAACGGCTTCGTGCTCCAGTGCCCGCGCGGCATCGCGCCGAGCGCTGGCGCGTACGTCTCCGACGACTCGCCCGCCACGCTCGCCGACGCGGGCTCTATTCAGGGGCGCCGCGTGTCGAGCACCGCCCCCACCGACGGCGACGTGCTCACGTGGGACGCCGGCGTCTCGCGCTGGGTGCCCGCAGCGGCGACGGGCGGTGCGCTGCCCATCACCACGCAGGGCGACCTGGTGATCGGTGACGCGATGGGCGCCGCTGCGCGCCTCGCAAAGGGCGCCGATGGCATGGTGCTCCGCGCGGGCGCGACGACGGTCGCGTGGGACTGGCCGCTCCCCGAGGCGACGGCCGAGTCGCAGCTCCTCGCGTCGACCGGCGCGGGCCGCGCCTACGCCGCGATCACGTCGTCGGCTCTGCGCGCGCTCGTGTCGGCGGCGTTCCGCAAGGTGTTGGAGCTCAAGAGCTCGCAGGGCTGGACGCTCACGCAACCGAGCGCGGGCTCGACGTCCTACGGCACGAGCCCCGACGCGATCAGCGTCGCGATTCCCTCGGGCACCGTGAACGCGGGCGGATCCGCGGAGCTCACGAGCGCGATCCCCGACGCCGATGCGTTTCTCACGTTCGCGGTGCGCATCTCCGCGACGACGCACAACAGCAGCAGCGGCGAGATCTACGTCGTTCAGCTCGGTTCGTCGTCGAGCTCGATTCTCATCGGGTTCGTGCGTGGCGACCGCACCGCGACGCTGGCGTACTACTCGGGCGGGAGCTTCGTGACGCTCGGCACCGGCACCGCGCCCGCGTCGTGGGTGTCGGCGCTCTCGACGGGGCAGGCCGTCTTGGCGCTCGTGCGCACGCCGGTCAGTGTCGCGCTCGCGGTGGGTGTCGGGACCACGGTCTCCGTCGCGAGCCTCGCAACGCTGGTCGTGAGCAACAACGTCATCGGCATTCAGGCCGCATGGGGCGACTACGTGCGGCTCGGCCTCGACGTCGACACTGGATCGCGCGCGTCGGGCACCAACGTGAGTTTCGTGCAGGCGCGCACCGCCGCGCAGGGAGGGGGCGCTCTGTGAGCAGCTATCACGACACGCAGACGGGTGGTTTTTGCGGCGCGGGCGTTCGCTCGGCAGCCGAGCGACACATCCGCGACGCCATCGCGCGCGGCGAGAGCGCCATCGGCGCGTGGCTCATGGGCGTGGGCGACACCTCGACGGGGCGCGTGCTCCTCGCGTGGCGCGACGCCGACCTCCAGCCGTGCGTCACGAAGCTCCGCGGCGAGGGCTACGTGGTGACGGTGCGCACGGCCACCGCCGAGGAGCTCACCGCCGCGGGCGGTCACGAGCTGCGCGGCGCCATGGGCGAGCGCGACGTGACAAGCGCGCGCGTCGTCGAGGTGACCCCGTGAGCGCCGCCGACACCCTGAACGTGCTCCTCGGGAGCACCGTCACCATGGAGGTGACCTGATGCCTCGCATTCTCGTGATCGAAGATGACAGCGCCATGGCGCAGACCCTTGCCCGCCTCCTCCGTGAGACGGGCTATGCCGCGGACTCCGTGTCGACGGTTGCCGCGGCCCTCGCGGAGATCGCCGCGGAGGCGCCGGATGCGGTGGTGATGGACGTCGCCCTCGACACCGACGCCGCGCCGCTGCACGCGGCCCTCGCGCGTCGAGGGACGCCGGTCCTCCTCCTCTCGGGCGTCGAGGCCGAGCGCCTGCCCGAGATCGCGCGCCAGCGTGGCTGGAGCTACCTCGCGAAACCGGCCGAACCGGATGCGCTCGTGGAGGCCGTGGGCCGCCTCCTCGGGCGGCCGTCGCGGGTGAGCTCGCCCGACCTCTCGCGCACCCCTCTGAAGAGCACCGCGCAACTCGTGTCGGAGACCATCATCGACGCGATCGCGCTCGCCATCCTCGGGGCGGTGCTCCTCGTTGTGCGTCCCACGTCGGAGTGGATGCAGGGCGGGTGCATCGTGGGCCTGCTGCTCCTCGCGGGTGTGCGCGTGGCCGACCTCGCTGCCGTCGCGAAGGGCCTGCCCACGCGCGGCGGGCCCGGCGCCGTCGTTCTGGGCCTCCTCGGCGCCGCTGCGGCGCGGATCGGAGGTGCAGCGTGATCCGCTCCATGCTCCGGGTGCTCTGGCTCTTCGTCGCCCTCACGTCGCTCATCACCGTGGCGTGCGAGATCGAAGGTTGCAGCGCCGCACGTCGCACCGTCACCGACCACACGCCGACGGTCTCGGCCGAGCGGTGCAGTCGTGACGGAGAGGCCCGCTGCAACGCGGGCGTGCCCGAGACGTGCGGCCTGTCGGATGGTGTCCTGCGCTGGTGGCCCTCGACGCCGCTCGCCTCCGACGGGCGCCCCGCGCGCTGCGCTGGCGTGTGCGTGCTGTCGATGGACGGCACCGCGTCGTGGTGCTCGACCGGAGGCGCGCGGTGAGCCGCGCCCTCGACGCCGACCTCGCGCGCGCTGTGGCGCGCGACCTCGCGACGGCCGCGGGCGTGGAGCTGGTCACGCCGGAGTCGCTCCCGATCGTGCGCGACCTCGCGTACCTCTCCGTCGCCGCGGTGACGCCGCTCACGCGCGACGAAGCACGGCAGCGCGTGTCCCTCTATGTTCCGGGCTGGGTGCCGGAAGCTGCGACCGTGCTCGCGGCGGCGGTGCCCGTGCGTGTGCCCCTCGACACCTCGCGCCCGCTCGTGATCGTGGGCGACCTCGCGTGGGCCGACCCCGCCGCTCTCTGCGGCACGATCGCACACGAGCTCTCGCACCACCGTCGCTACCTCGCGACCCGCGGCGCGTGCGGCCTCGCGTGTGCGCTCACGTGGGGCGCGGCCTATGCGGCTGTGCCCGCGGTCCGCGTGTGGGAGGAGTCCTCCTGCTACACGTGCACGATGACGGCGCGCGTGATCCTCGCGGGCGCCTCTGTGGACGATGCGCAGGCGAGCGCGCTGCGGTCGCTGGAGTCGATCTATGCGGCCACGCCCGAGGCGCTCACGATCGGGCGCCGCGTGATCGCGTCGTGCGCGGAGTCGCTCCGCGCGGGTCAACTCCACGGGAGCGACACGACCGTGCATGACGTGCTGCGCGCGCTCTCGGCGCGCAACGTCGACCTCGGCGAGTGGGAGAAGGTGCTGTGGTGACGCGCATCCAACCCGGCATCGGCGCGACCTTTTACGGGTCGCTTCCGCGCGACGCGGTGCGGAGGGCGACGTGAGCACCGACGCACGCACGGCGACGATGCCCGACGGTCTGCCGCAGCACCCCGCCGTGCTGCGCGCGTGGGCGCGAGCGTCGGACCTGAGCGCTCGCTACTTCGGCTGCCCCGTGTACCTCGTGGGCGCCTCGCTTCGCGACCCCGACCCGCGCGACATCGACCTCATCGTCGCGATGCCCGACGACCTCTTCGTGAGCAGCTATGGCAGTCACCCGTGGCAGATCGGCGCCACGCAGCGCGAGCTCGACGAGTGGGAGATGTCGAAGGCCAACGCCAACCCGGCGCCCATCTGGCGTCGGTGGGCGCGTGACTGCGCGAAGCAGTCGCGGCTGCTCACCACGCAGTGCGCCCGCGCCGTCGACTTCAAGGTCCAGCCGCAACGCGCATTCGACGCGCACAGCGGCCCACGCATCCGTCTCGACTGCGCCTTCATGCCCGAGGAGTCATCGCGATGACCACGCCCGAACGACACCCGCCGAACCTCCACGCGATGCTGAAACCCGGCATCGGCGCGACCTTTTACGGGTCGCTTCCGCGCGACCTCGACACGCCGCAGGGGCGCGACGTGATCCGCTCCAGCGACCTCGTGTGCCTGCACACGAACGCGGACAGCACGGATGTGACCTCGGCTGCCATCGTGCGCCGCATCAACCCATCGGCGCGGGTGTGGCTCGCGATCCCCGCGAACCCGCTCTCACGCCTCGACCTCGACCGGGGCCGCGCGGCGGCCATCGCCGAGGTGAAGCGATCCGCTGCGGTCGCGCGCGACATGGGCGCGGAGCTCTTCGAGCTCAACGGCGAGGGCGCGAGCTCCGGCGCCGTGCGCGGCGATTGGACCTTCGCCCCCGGCGACGCCGAGGAGCGCGCGCGTCTGGAGTCCCTCGGGCTCGATGCTGTCGACGCCGCACGATCGGTGTTCGGCGGCGCGATCGGCTGGACCTCGCACGACGGCGTGGCGAGCTTCCGCATCCCGCGCGGCCTGCTCTCGCGCGTGCACCTGCACTCGCCGCAGCACTACCCGGCGCAGGCCGGGCGGGTCGTGAATCAGCGCGAGCTCATGGCGCGCGTGGCGTGGTCGCAGGGCCAGTGGGAGGCGCTCTCGCTCACGGGCGCGGTGCCCGCTGTGGTGGCGCCGCATGGCGAGCTCTGGAGCCCGTACCTTCAGGGATGGGGCCACACCCTCGGCGCGATGATCTGGGGGCTCTGCGAGGCCCCTGTGGCGCGTCTGTGGGCGTGTCCCGGATCGTGGTCTCCCGAGGCCGTCGAGGCGCTCGCGTGCGCGCGGAAGCTGCGGGCGCGTGCGGGCTTCGGAGGCGAGGCCGTGGAGAACTACCAGCGTGCGCGCGGGCTCGACGCCGACGGCATCATCGGCCCGCGCACGCTCGACTCGCTGCGGGCGTGACCGCGTGCGCGTGATGCGCTATTCATCGAGGCAGTAAACCGGGCGAGGGACCGCGCAGCGATGCGCGACCGCAACACGCCCGGTGTTTCATCCCCAACAACACGAAGCCCCGCCGCCCGTGAGGGCAGCGGGGCCTTTCGCCGTTCGAAGGCAGCACGGTGCGATCAACGGGCGTCGCATCGGCTCACCCCCGCGCGCATCAGCGGGGACCGCGCGCGGTGGGAGCGGCGCGGCGTTCTGATAGCACGGGGCTATCAATGGGCGCCGCATGATTGACAGCGGTTATCAGCCGTGACAACGAACGGTTATGGAACAGCCCGAAGCGAACCCTCCGAAGTGCCTCATGCTCTGGCCGGGCATCATCGAGGTGCACCCGCACCGCCGCGACGAGAACGGCCGGATTCTGCTCGAAACGCCGGGCCACGGGCGCAACGCGGAGATCGGCCGTCGAGTGCTCGCGCTGCTCTCGCATGAGCGCGCGCCGAGCATGATCCGCGCGCTTCACATCGAGTCGACGAGCGTGCGCATCGAGGCGTGTGTCCCGCGCTTCTCCGACGACGCGGACGCCGATGCCCAGCGCGTCGAGAAGTTCCTCACCGCGGTCTACCTGGGCGAACCCGTCGAGGGCTGAACATGCTCCACGACGCCGAGCACACCGCCCTCGACGAGTCACCGCAGGGCATCGTCTTCGGCGAGCCCGCGCTCACGCCCGATGGCATCGAGACGATCGCGCGCTGCGCCCTCGCGACGTGCCGCAAGCCCTTCGTGCCGCGCACCTCGCTCAACCGATTCTGCTCTGCGAAGTGCCTCGCGCGCGACAAGGAGACGCGCCCAACGAGGATCAGACAGAAGGCCGCGAACTCGCACAACAGCCACGTGCGAAACGCCAGTTATCGTGTCGCGTGCAAGTCCCTTCGTGGCGCGGGCATCGACCCCGACACGCGCCCGGAGCTCGCCGTGCTTCGCGGGCGCGGCGTGGTGCCGAACTGGCGCGAGGAGATCGGGCTTCCGTCTCGCGTCCCTGCGCGCCAGGCGAAGCCCGTCGTCGCGCCCTCCGCACCGGCGCCCGCACCACCGCCCTTCGATGCGTGGGCGCTGCCCTCTCCGACCGCCGAGCACACGGCGCACGCGCTCACGGTGACGTTCTCGCCTGCGGTGGCGATCGACCTCACGGGCACGCGGTTCCTGCACGCGGCCATCGCGCACGCGGTGGCAGCGCACGCGCAGACGGAGCCGCACTCCCCGACGCGCGCGCGGTGGTCGCTCGCACCGTCGGGGAGCGGATGGGTCGTCGCGTTCGCGGATCGCGACATCGCCGACCGGATGCGCGGCCACGTCCGCGACTCGCGCTTTGGTGCAGCGCTGAAGGTGCTCGCGTTCGGCAACGCGGTGGTGCGCATGAGGGCGCCCCGCGTGCTCGCGCCGGGGCGCCACTGCGTGACGCTGACCACGGTCACGCCGGTGTCGTGGGCGAGCAACGGCCACCGCGAGGTGACGCTCAAGCCGACGGCGCAGACCATCATCGCGAGCGTCGGCCGCATCGCGACCCTGCTCGGTGTCGACGTGCCCGAGGCGCACCGCGCAGTGGCCCGCGTCGAGAGCGACGTGCGCCGCACGAAGGTCTTTCTCGGCGGGCACTGGCAGCGCGGCTCCAGCGTGGCGGGCCTCGTGCGCGCCATCGAGGGCACCGTGACGGTGGAGTGCAACGCCGTCGTGGCGTGGCTCCTCGCGTGCGGCGAGGTGCTCGGACTCGGCGGCTCGACGAGCGTCGGACTCGGACGCGTGCGCGTGACGACGGAGGCCCTGTGAGAGCGACGAACATCATCTGGCAGGGCGCCGGGCGCCCGCTCCCCACGGAGGGCGAGTGCGTGCCCGTGCCGATGCGCGACCCCGCGACGCTCGCGTCGGTCTGCGCGATGTGCGGTGAACCCGGGCCGCGGTGGACCAGCGACGATGCGTTCAGCGATCCCTACCGCCCGCTCGCGCATCGGTCGCTCCTGTACCCGCACGTCGAGGTGGGGCGCCCCGTGTCCCTCTGCGCGGCGTGTACGTGGTGCTCGCGCGCGCTGCGACTGCGCTGCGCGGCGTCGTTCTCGCGCGTCGACGGCGTGTGGTTCGTCTCGCGCCGCGACTTGCTCGCGGCGCTGCTCGACCCGCCCGAGCCGCCCTTCGTCGCGTGCGTCCCGCTCTACGGCGCCGACCACGGCGGCGAGGCCAACGGATGGCGCGCGCTGTGGCACGGCGAGCCGAAGCTCCCCGAGGGCCACGACGTGCTCGACCGGCTCCAGGCGAAGCCCGTCGCGGTCTACGCGGAGATCGCCTACAGCCGCGAGCGATACCCGCTCCAGTGGGATGACCACACGCGGGTGATGGTCGACGTGCGGCTCTGGCGCGAACTCGCCGCGCGCCTCGAAGTGATCGCGGCGGCGCTTCGCAGCGCATCTGTCGGCGTGACCGACACGCGCGAGGCAATCACGAAGCTGCGCTGTCCCATGCGCGCTCCCGTCTCGGTTCACGGTCGGTGGCCCGCGATGATTCGCGGTCTTGAGACGCACGCGCGGGCGCCGTGGTGGCCGTTGCTCGCGGACCTCCTTCCGCTCCCTGATGCGCCACCGAAGCCGGAGAAGAACGTTAAGGCAGCCAAGGCCGCGGACGCACCAGCCGGGGCCGCCGCCATCGTCGCCCGCGCAGCCGAAGCGCCTTCCGCGACGGACACGAAGCCGAATCCAGCGCCGCCCGTGAAGGGGCCGAAGGCGCAGTTGTCCCTGTTCTGAAAGGCACCACATGACGACCACGCCTGTGACCGAAGACAAGAAGCCCGTTCCCATGCTCACGCTCGCCGACCTCGGCACGCCATCGTGGCGTACGTCCGTCCGTCTCGTGGCGTACCTCCTGCGCTCGCTCGTGCGTCGCATCCGAGACGTGACGACCGACGAGTACCGCCTCTCGCGTGTCCCCGAGGAACTCGCCACGGCGGTTCGCGGCGAGCACCGCGACGGGATGTGGGCGGAGTCGTGGCTCGACCGCCTCGCCGAACGGTGGGGCGTCTCGCTCGCGGGTGACGACGACAACCCCTTTCCGCTCGCTGCGTGGCTCCCCGAGGGTCGCGTTCCGTGGATCGTCGCGTGTCGTGCGATCCGTCGCTCCGACCTCTCTGCGCTCGTGACGGAGTGGGGATCGTTCCTCGCGACGTTCGCGACGATGCCGCGCAGCGAGGACGACGACGCGGTGCTCGCCATCGACCTCCCGCCCGAACTCGGCGACCCGTGGCGCGCTCCGATTCCCGCAGGCGCGATCCGCCCCGATGCGTGGGTGTCGGTGTGGACGCTGACGGCGCCGATGCATCACGGCGCAGACGAGAAGGACGGCAACATCTCGCGCTTCCGCACGGAGCGCCGATACAGCCACGTTCTCGGCCGCTACGCCGACGTGCCGCTCTACAGCGGCAACGCCTTCCGCGGGCAACTCCGCGACCTCGTGGCGCTCGATCTCTTCGACCGCATCGGCATGAAACCGACCGAGGCCGCTCCGCAGTTCGCGCATTCGCTGTTCAGCGGCGGAAGCATCGAGAGCGGCAGCGCATCGAACGGCTCGAACGCGAGCTACCGTCGCGCGCTCCGCGATCTTCTGCCGATGGTCGACCTCATGGGCGGTGTGTACAACAACGAGCCCATGGATGGCGTTCTCCGCGTCTCGGACGCGCTGCCCATCTGTCGCGAGACCGCTGACGCCGTGGCGTACCGCGTCGCTCCCGAGATCGCTGCGCACGGCGACGCCGCGATCCGGTCGTGGGCCGAGCGTCTCCCGTGGTGCGAAGACCTCTACGAGACGCGCCAGCTCACCCGCCACGCGCATCGCGATTTCGAGGGTGAGGGCGGGCAGATGATCGTGCGCACGGAGGTGATCCGCGCTGGCACGCAGTGGTGCCACTCGCTCTCTCTCGCGGCGAAGGACCGTCTGCTCTCGCCTCTCACCCGCAGCGCGCTCGCCCACGCGATCAACCTCTTCATCGCGTCCAGCGTGGTCGGTGCGGGCAACGCGCGAGGTCTGGGCGCGATCCTCACGTCTGGCTACGGCAGCATCGGCGATCCGCAGCCGTACCTCGACCACATCGCCTCGAACGCGGCCACGATTCGCGATGTGCTTCGCGGAGTGGTCGCGCTCGGTGAGCCGCGCGCGCCGAAGGCCGAGGAGAAGCCCGCGAAGAGCGCGAAGGGGAAGAAGGGTCCGAAGCCCATCGCCGCGCAGACCTCCGACGTGGACTTCGGCAGCTCCGAGGCGGCGACGTGAGCACGCTCCCCGTCGAGACCTTCCGCCCGCCGTGGCTCGACGACGCGCGCGCGCAGTGGCTCCCGCGTGAGGGCCACGTCGAGCCGCTGCGCGTGACCGCGTGGATGCGCTCGCCCGTGGCCCTCGACCGCGACGATGGGCTTCGCCTCGAAGGTGCGTTGGGGTGGGTCGCCGTCGCGATGACGACGGGGCTCCCGCCGCCCGAGGCGTTCGCGGGGCAGTCGCACCAGGCATTCACCGACGTGCCGGTGCCGATCGCCGACGAGGTGATCCACGGGTGGCGCATCGCGATGGCGAGCGACGCGGTGCTCCCGCCCGTCGCCGTCGAGGTGGTGCGCAAGCGTCGGAAGAAGACGCACGCGGAGGCGCTCTCGCTCAACAAGGTGCAGACCACGGGCGGGCCGTGGAAGATGCTCGACATCCCCGTCTCCGCGTGGGCCTCGCCGGTGTTGGAGTGGTTCGTGATGGGCGACGCCGAGCGCCTCGAAGCCCTGCTCCGCGAGCTCCACGGCCTCGGCCGCGGGCGCAGCGGTGGCCTCGGCAACGTCGAGGCGTGGTCCGTCGAGGTCGACGAGCGAGCACGCACGCGGTGGCGTGAGCGCCCGCTCCCGCACCATGCAGGCGCGACGTACGACGACGCCCGCGTGATGCGTCGCTGTGCCGTGCGCGCGCCCTTCTGGCATCCGCACGCGCGGACGGTCGCCGCGTGCCCGGTGGTCGGGTGCTGATCCCTTCCCCACGCCACACCGCGGCGGACCTTCGCGTGTGGTCGATGCTCGAAGCGACGGACCGGATGCGATGGCGTCGCGACGAGCGGCGCCTCCGTCGCGTGCTCGACGAAGCCGCACACGATGCTGCGGCGTTCATCGACGATGGTCCGTGCTACGCGGGCCTGTCGACCGGCAAGGACTCCGTGTTGCTCTGCCACGTCATCGCATCGCTCACGCGCCGCCCGCCGATCGTCTACGTCGAGGTCGTGCCGCACGGCAGCCCCGAAGCGCACCTCGTGGTCGCGCGCGTCGAGGAGATGGGGCTCGCCGTTGAGTGCATCCCCGTCGTGTGCGAGCGCGATCCCGCGAGCGGCGAATGGCTCGGCACGGGTCGTCTCGAATCGGGGTTTGCGGAGGCGGCGCGGCGCTACGGAGACCGCTACCTCTCGGGCGTGCGAGCGGATGAAAGTTACGCTCGCACGATGCGACTGCGCGGGCACGGCATCACGACCGCGCGGACGTGCGCGCCGCTCGCGCGGCTCTCGACAGACGACGTGTTCGCGTGCGCCGCGGGTCTCGACCTGCCGCTGCACCCGGCGTACGCGATGACCGCGGGCGGTCTCTTCGATCGCTCGCATCTGCGCGTCGCAACGCTCGGAGGCGTGCGCGGCACGGAGCGAGGGCGTCGAGAATGGGAGATGCGCTACTACCGCCGCGAACTCGAAGACATGGGTCTCGCAACACGCAACGTGTGAACCTCGCGCCCTGCCATCGCGAAACGCCTGAAAACAAGGTGACCGCAACACGCCCGGTGTTTCCTCTCGCATCTGACCGACGGCCCCGTCGCCCTTCACCGGGCGGCGGGGCTTTCGCTATTTCAGGGCGTCAGACGCGCGAGAGACGCAGCGTCAGAGAATCGACAGGGGGCGCGAGAAAAGCGACGTTGAGGGGTTGCAATCGCTCATATATGAGCGCATAGTTCTCTTCACCAACGGCTCAACGCGAGCCACGAACACGGAGAGACGACCATGGAGATGACGACCCTCACGACCCGCACCGCCCGCCCTGTCTTCGCCGTCCGCCTCGACCCGGCCACGGGCGACGTGCTCGAAGGCTGGCACCGCCTCGACGGCACCGCGCACAACGCCGCGGAGGCGGTCGACGTCGCCATCGCCGAGGGTCGCACCGTGGTCACCGAGGGCGGCGCGGTGGAGCTCGCGCCCGGCGAGGTCGTCGGCTCCGATCACGACGTGTGGACCGTCACCGTCGAAGGCTGACACACGACGGGCGCCACGCGCGCCCCTCGCAGGGCCCTCCCGCGCGGAGAGTCCTGCGAGGTGCACGACAGCACCGCACACATGAGGAGAACGACCATGATGACCCGTGACAGCGCCATCCGCACCATGACCCGCGACGACTTCCGCACCGGCGAGGGCTTCGCCCGTGCGCGCTCTCTGCTCGACGGCTTCGACGATGATGTGTGCTCGTGGGGAGAGCACATCGAGCACGTCGTGAACGGTGGCCCCGACGTGCTCGCCTCGCAGATGCGCGGGTCCGACGGCCCCGCCGACGAGTTCCTCACCGACGGGAACGCGGGGCCGAGCGCCGACGACTACACGCACGACGCGCTCACCATCTGGGCGCTCGTCGACTGATTCGGTGGGGCCCGCGCCCCGTCGTCGGTGCTCTCGCGGGAGCCTCGACGACGGCGCACGACGCCGAGGGCGCACGGAGCGCCCACAGGGGAGAGGGATCACCATGAAGACCATGACCACGTTGGAGTTCGTTCTCGCTCACATCGCCGCGCGGAGCCCGGAGTACGTGGAGATCAGGGAGTGTCAGAAGGCACTCCAGAGCAACAGCCTGTACATGTTGGAGGATGGAGAAGGGGTTCGCTTCATCGACTCCTTCGATCCGCCGAACGACGCGGTGATGATCCGCGTCGAGGACGGCACGCCGACGGCGCTCGCGGGTGCCGACGTCGAGAGCTCGCGCGCGATGGCGGTGCGTCTCGCGGTCGCCCATCGGCTGGCCGCGGCGCACTCGCACCTGTGGGGCTCCGATGAGGTCGGTGTGTTGATCGACGCGTGGAGGCGCGTTGGTCTGCCTGCCGATTGGCAGGATGTGATTCAGAGCATCTCCGAGAAACTCGACGCGAGGGGCGGTGCCTTCGGTGGCATCTATGCTCCCCACGAGCACATGAACGTGATCCAGCACTCGACCGGCACTGGGCGCCTCACGTGGCGCGTTTCGTTGGTCGAAGACTTCTGGGAGATCAGGGTGTCGCGCCGGGCGGGGCGCGTGATTCGTGATCTGTTCTACACGCCGGAATACACCGGCCTCGCGCTGGACGTTCTCGACAGGCTGGACTGCCCGTCGTTCGACGTGGATCACGTGATCCACCAAGACGGTCGACTGTGGCGCGAGATCGACCCCAGGTTGCTGAGCATGGGTATCTCTCACCTCCGGCACCTGTTCGTCCGCGATGAGCACGTCGAGGCCTTCGGGTTCGCGATCCGCACGGCGCTTGACGTGCCGACCGATCACCCCGAGGGATTCGAGCTCTTCCGCCCTCTCACCGGGGACACGCCCGCGTTCGACGGTGCGGTCGAGCGGATGCGCGCGAACGCTTCGGTGGCGTGGGCCATGTGGAACATCGACACCCACGTACGGTGCGACGTGGACGCCGTCACCGTGTCCGCGGGTGTGGTGTACGCCACGCTTCGCCTCGGGAGTCAGAAGGAGCGTCTCGGACCCATGCCCGCAGCGCGGGTCATGCCGGTCATCGAGTGGATCCGTGAGCGAGACCGCGCCACGCGGGGGGATGCCCCCTCGTTCGACGAGGCGGTGGCCGCGTTCCGGGCGTTGGAAGAAGCGGCAGCATGACCGAAGGGGCCTCGCGCCCCGTCGCCTGCTCTCGTGCGCGGGGGCACGCAACGGCGCACGACGCCGGGGAGGATGACGACGTGGAGACTGTGGACACCGATTTGAGCGAGATGCGAGCGGCGCTGAATGATGCGTGGCTGGATGTTCTCGCGGCTGTGAGCGCAGCGCAGCGGCACGGCCGCGACAACTTCGAGGTCGCCGACCCGAAGGGCGACCTCGAAGCCGCGAACAAGGCATTCGATGCGCTCGTGGCGCGTGCCGAGAAGGCAGGGTTCGTCGTGAACATCCGCGCGAACGGAGACTTCGATGGCGTCTACCGCCCGCGGGAACCCGAGCCCGACTACGCGCGCGAGGCGGCGTTCTGATGCCCCGCCCCGCCCCCTCTCTCGCATCCACCATCGCCGCCCTCGCCGCGCTCACGAGCGGCCCCCGCCCCGTGTGGTGCACGACCGCGACGTGGGCGGCCCTCGGCCGCCTCACGCAGACACTCCTGCGCGAGCTGGAGTCGCACGTCGGCGCCGTGGGTGTCGGCAACGCGGCCGATGACGCGGGCGTCGGCGTGGCCACATTGCGGCGGTGGCGGTCGGGTGCGGGGTGGCCGCGGCGTGATCGCGACGAGAAGCCCGCGAAGCCCTCGGATGATGACCGCGGATGGGCGACGGTCTCTGCGCCCGGCGCAGGGATCGAGGTGCAAACGCGGCCGCTCACGGAGAGCGAGCGGAAGGCTCTCGACGTGGGCGGGTTCTTCGAGCCGAAGCGCGCGACCTGACACCGCCACCGACCCGCCAGAATCCGGCAGACCCCGCGGGCACCGACCGCGCATCACTTCCGCTGTTGCAAATGCGTTGCACGCCACGCCCGGGCCTGCTTGTGGATGTGCGTTTTTTTCGGGCGCGGAAGTAGGATCGCGACCTCGACGCCCTGCGGACTTTTAATCCGTAGGTCGTGGGTTCGACCCCCACACGACCCACCCATTTCGCCCGGCGTTTCCGGTTCCACAGGCTCCACAGACTCCACTGGTTGCAACGCGCTCTGTTGCAGA